AATTTGTTTACAATATATTAAAAGATTATACACCAATTTTTTTGTCAATTTGATATAATAATTACAGAAACAAAGAAAGATAAAAACAAGCGGTCGGCAGGGTGGGAAAAGTTTTTAGAAAAAAGGAAAGGAGTTATCATCATGAAAATAAAGCAATTGTTCGGAGTTTTATTAACTAGTCAATATGTATCATTATATAACGCATGTGGTATACTTGAGTGGGAAGGCCAATTTAAACACGTGCCACACAGATATTTTGAGTGTATAATAAACAATATGTATTCATCCCCAACGATTGACAAGGGTAGTTTTATTGTTATTAACTTTAAAAAGAATTATACAAGAGGATAGAATGAAGGAGGTTAGTACCATGACAGTTAAAGAAATATTCAGACCTATAATGCTAAATGATAATGATGGCAGTTGGCTTGTAATAGCAATTAATGTGTAGAGGATAACGGAGGTGAACATGAAATTATGGACGCTCAATATATAGAACTAGTTAAAACACTAATACAAACATCGCCAGAGTTTATTAATTGCAGAGTTGAAACCTATATTGAACCCTCAATATCGTCAATAATCTTTTATATATACGCTGACGGCTATAAGCACATATTTAAAGCACCCTTTGGATTGCTTGAGTATAAACTCACGGCTAACGCTTTAGCAGTAATCATAATTGATGAAGTAATAGAATGGAGGGATAAGTTAAATGCAGTTTAAAGAATTGCTTACAGTCCTTGACAATAACACATATTTAAATATCGTGTCACAGAAAGGACAGTGGTTGTATGAAGGCAAAGTTATTTTTATTACATCTGATTTACTTGAAAGAAAAGTTAAATTAGTGGATGTTAAACGCGCCTTTATAAATGAACTTTTTATTATATTGGAGGATTAATAAATGAACATATATGAAGGATTAGTTATAGCGACATTTGTTATGGTTGCGATAATTATGATTAGTCAATATATTGACAGTGAAGTACCAAGGGTGTGTGATGTATTACAATTAATGAATATATTACCTTGCTATAAAATAAAAGCATTTAAAAATGGAAAGTGCATAAAAACTAGTGAATTGATACATCATGTCAATAGTCATGTTAAAGCACACGAAATTAAAGAAGGTATTCTTTACTTAGAAATTTATTAGTTTTTGGGAAAAGTACTTGACATTTTTCTGCTAATGTGATAATATAATACTTGTAAGGAAGTTACAACCTAACAAAGGACAAGAGAAGAAAGGAGTGTATCATTATGGTACTTTATAATCTATATTTAGTTCTAATTAATGAGCTAATTAAGGTTTATGATAATGCTATACATACTATTGTATATGAGGGCTCATCAGAGGATATACCCGATGAGTTAATGAATGAATTAGTACACGATATAACTATCGTATATGAAAAAAATATTGATAGACCATATTTTTTAATACATATTAACTAGCAGTAACCAAGCTGAGGGTGGTGCAACCCCACCCACTAGTTTTTGCATCAATGATGCATGTTACAACAAGTTACAATAAGTTACAAATCAAACTCATTACAAAAAACAAGGAGGAAATTAAAAATGAGAAAACCAAGCGTAACAAGGACAATCAGTACACTGAACATCACAGTAATCGGCATGGATGTGGTCACATGTGAACCAATGACAAAGACTTATCCCGTCTATGAGAGTGATGCGCCAAAGGATGAAGCGAAATTGTTTAATTACATCCGTAAGATGTATGAAACAGATACCTTTAAAATCTCAGCAATCACGGACAAGGAAGCAGTTACAAAGACGTATAGCATGCCACTTAGCAAGTACATTGAACAGGCAGAGGAAGTATTAACAAGCAAAGCAGTAGACGAAACAAACACACAGGACAAAGCAGACACAGCACAGTAAATAGGAGGTCAATATCATGTTATCAAAGAAAGAATTATTTAACGCAAAGGCATCAGCACAGAAAATTGAGAAAGGGTTGCAAATTGATGTTGTTAATGTCGGCTCATATGCAGATACTGACAAGGACGACAATCCAGTAACAGTATCAGTGCTTGTTGATAAAGACGGAACCGTTTTTACAAGCATTTCTAAAACGGTTAATGATTCGTTAGATATGCTTGAGGATATCATATCAGATGACGGACACGCTCTTATAGAAGTATCTGAGAATACATCCAATAATGGTAGAAAATTTTACCAGTTAATGATACTTTAATTATTTAGAGTATTTATTAATAAGGGGGGGTTTTATCCCCCCTTTACTTATAAGCATAGGAGGTTTAAAGTGTATGCGTGGGACAACTAAGAAGTCACAGCTCTTAAAGGAATATAATAAAGAGCGAGATAGAATTAAACGATTTATTAGAAACGCCGAAAAAAGAGGTTATGTGTTTGAGCCTAACCCTATACCACCGAGACCAAAAACTATCACAAGTGGTTCAGTAAGAAGGCTATCAAAAATTCGTCCTGCACAGCTTTATAACAAAGCTTATGCCATCAGTGCAGTAACAGGACAGCCAATAACAGTTGAGCAGAGAAAAAGAGAAATAAGAGAAGAAGCTTCTAGGAAAGCATGGGAAACTAGGAGAAGAAAAAAAGACCAAGTGGATTATAATCGAATTAAGTCTAACAAAGAATGGCAACAGATGTTTCATACTTCAAAATTAGTATGGGATAAAGTACAGTCCATGATAGCAAGCGTGAGTGTTCAACAATCCCATTCAGCAGACTTGTTAAATAATCTTTTAAACTCAGAAATTGAAAAGTATGGCGCAGACACTGTTCTGTATTCCATAGCACAAGCAAGCGAGGATTTTTTATCAACTTGTGAAGTTATAATTAAATATCATCCAAGTAGTGCTGTATCAAGAACGGCTGTACAACATTTATATACGTTAATAAGTGGCAATTTACCAAGTAATGCAGAACAGGCAGAAATTGATAAAGCACTAGCTAACGATGAAACGTGGGAAGAAATATGAGAAAGCAAATGAAATATATGGTAGGCGATTTTGAAACCACTGTATATGAAGGTCAAACTTTCACTGAAGTGTGGGCTTCGGCAGTTGTCGAGCTAGGCACAGAGGATGTTAAAATTCATCATTCAATTAGAGAGACATATAATTATCTATATAACTTAAAGCAGAATATTTGCATATATTATCATAACTTAAAGTTTGACGGTTCGTTTTGGCTATCATTCTTACTAACAGATTTGAAATATGAACAGAAACTTTATGTAAACCCCAATAATGATAGTGATGTGCACTTTTTTAAAGAAAAAGATTTAACGCCTAAATCTTTTGTGTATTCAATCTCAGACATGGGGCAATGGTATAGTATACTTATCAAGACACCATATGCATTGATTGAGATTAGAGATAGTTTGAAGCTCTTGCCGTTTTCAGTTGAACAAATTGGAAAAAGCTTTGAAACAAAGCATCGAAAATTAAATATGGATTATAAGGGTGTTAGATATGCAGGTTGCCCAATTACAGATGACGAAAAACGTTATATTGCTAACGATGTGTTGGTAGTTAAAGAAGCATTAGAAATTATGCAATCTGAGGGGCACTTAAAACTTACTATCGGTTCGTGCTGTCTCTCTGAATTTAAAACTACAGTTGACAAACAAGACTATCAAGCATTTTTTCCTGATTTAACACAGTTTAAATTAAACACAGCTGAATATAAATACTCAAATGCAGACGAGTATATAAGACATTCATACAGGGGTGGATGGTGTTATTTAAAGAAGGGATGCGAAAACAGAATTTACACAGAGGGTATTACAGCAGACGTTAATAGCTTGTATCCATCTATGATGCACTCAGAAAGTGGAAATTATTATCCATACGGTAAGCCAGTTTTTTTCAAAGGTAAAATTCCACCAAAATGTCTTACAGACCAATATTATTACTTTGTCCGTATTCGCACTCGTTTTTACTTGAAAGAAAATAAATTACCATTTATACAGATTAAAGGAAGCTTTTTCTATAAGGCTACTGAAATGCTTGAGACATCTGATATATTTGATAAAGATACAGGAAATGTATGCACATGGTACAAAGATTTTGACGGAAATATTAAAAAAGCTATTGTTGAAATGGTACTTACTCAAACTGATTTTGAACTTTTACAAGAGCATTATAACCTTGTAGATTTTGAGTTATTGGACGGATGTTATTTTAGAACTATAACAGGAATTTTTGACGAGTATATTAATAAGTATAAGGAAATTAAACAAAATAGTAAAGGGGCAAGACGAACACTAGCAAAACTCTTTTTAAATAACTTATATGGAAAACTCAGTAGTTCGGATATATCCTCTTTCAAAGTGGCAAGGGAGAAGGATGATGGCTCACTAGGTTTTACAACATTTGAAGAACACGAAAAGAAGGTTATGTATATCCCGATAGGCTCAGCTATAACAAGTTATGCTAGAAATTTTACTATTAGAGCGGCACAACAAAACTATAAATATTTTGTATACGCTGACACGGATAGCATACATTGTTGCACTACAAAGAAAAATATTAAAGGAATAAAAATACACCCCTCTAATTTTTGTTGTTGGAAGCTCGAGAGCTTTTGGGATGAGGCTATTTTTGTTCGTCAGAAAACTTATATTGAGCATGTTACGCATGAAGATGAAGAATCAATTAATGAGTCATACTATAATGTAAAATGCGCTGGTATGCCCGATAGGTGTAAAAATTTATTTCTTAAATCAATGGTGGGCGTGACGGATGAAGAACTAGAGAAATATCCCACAATTCAACAGGAATTTTTGAAAACAAAGAGAACGCTTGCTGATTTTAAACAGGGGTTGGAAGTATATGGAAAACTTAGACCTGTAAGAATAAGGGGTGGAATAGTATTACAGGAGACAACATATAAAATGAGATAAAATGTTTCAGGTGAAACATAACAAAAGAGACAGAATAAATTCTGTCTCTTTAATATATCTATAACGTTAATTCTTAATGCATGGGTAGGCATACACCCAACAACAAAGATGTGTCTTATATTTCAAAGAGCCTTTCACATCAATGTTACAAAAATAACTAACGCAGATACCATTAATAATATGCTAGAGCTTTAAGTATACATTCTTTACAGTCAAGTGAATAAAATCTAAAACAACCTCTATCAAAGAAGTATCTCATATAGTCAATTAACCAGGCATTATTTTTGAGCATTACATAATTGATATTGTGGTCATCTGTTGTAACTGAAATCCTTTGTTTAAAATCTGTATCAACTTTTTTATCACAGTAAACTATGCTTTCCTCTTCAAACATTTTAACGGCATATTCTTCACCCTTATATTTAAGTGTACATAAATACCGACTTTGACCTCTCATTTTTCCAATGAAAGCATTATTATCATTGAGGTAGACATTCTGTGACGCATAAGCTACATAATTAGACTTGTTGAACGCTCTATTGAAAAGCGAGCTTTCTTGTAACTTAGAAGCACTCTCATTATATCCTTGTTCAAGGACAAAACCATCACCTCGTAAAAACTTAACATCAGATGTTAGTCTGTCAGTAATATCTAATGCTGTGTAATAAGGATTTAATAACGACACAGCGTTTGAAATCATTATAACAGGAACATATCTAACTTGACTATTATTACCCCTTGCTATTGAAGTATGTATGCTTATAAATTTACTAACTTCATCAGCACAATAATGATTAGTCTCAGACTGGAATTCATCAAAAAGTATTCTTGTTACATCACTCAGATAATGTGAATATTTTTTTACTTTATCCGCACAATTTAGAGCAACGGCATAGCCACAGGATTTTCCTTTATCCTCTTCGTCGTATGCACTGCATAAAAATAACTCGTACATTTTACTATTACCAATTTGCACAGCCTTCATTGTGTAGGCCGAGAAAAAAAGAGTGTGTATATCCTTAAAGAATTTATCCGCGGAGTCCTTTAACTCGTCTTGAAATCTGTACAGTAGACAAAATTTCTCATTATACTTAAAAAAGCGATTAATTAGATACCTATTAAAATATGTTGTTTTTCCAGCACTTCTATTTGACGTTGAAATATAAATTTCGGGTACATTTCCGTTAATATCTTTCATGCTTAATAGCTTAGTGCCATCATAGTATTTTATTTCTTTCATTTATCCACTTCCTTTAGTTTATTATATCAAATTATCCACAATTTGTCAAATTAATGTTGATAATTTGTGGATAATATGTTATAATAAGAAAAAAGAAAGGAGGTCATCATTATGCTTAACGACTTATCAACATTAATTTCCACGCTTGGCTTTCCCATTGGTATGTGTTTAATTATGTGTTATTACATTAACAAAATTAATGACGCACATAAGGAAGAGACAGACAAGTTTGCGGAAGCACTAAACAATAATACAGTCGTGCTTCAAAAACTTTGTGATAAGCTTGACAGTGAGGTGAACGTCAATGACAAGTAGTGATATTGTAACAATAGCAAGAACATACCTTGGAAAGCCTTACGTGTGGGGCGGAGAGTCTGAGTCTGAGGGTGGATATGATTGTAGTGGTTTTGTATATTCTGTACTTAATAAGTGTGGCATGAAAGTACCAAGAACTACAGCACAAGGCTACTCAGCATTAGGCAAAACGGTAACAAATATTCAAAGCGCTGATTTACTTTATTTTGGCAAATCAACCAAGAGAATTACTCACATAGCAATTGCCATTAATGGTGCACAAATGATTGAGTCAGTGGGAAATAGTAAAAACACAAAAACAAACAAGGGTAAGGGTGTTTCAATTACTAATATTTCGCACCGAAACGACTTAGTGCTTGTTAAAAGAATTGTTGATTTTAAAAAGGAGAAATTAACCACTATGTCTTTATTGAAAAAAGGTACTAAAAATAACGATGTCACTGTATTTGAGATACTAATGTCAAAGTTAGGGTATTATACAGGTTCAATTGATACTCACTACGGTAAAAGCTGTGTATCTGCATGTATTAATTTTCAGAAAGAACATAATCTTTTACAGGATGGTGAGTGTGGTAACAATACGTGGAAAGCACTTCTTACTGAGGTAATTTAATGGCATGGGTAGTTATTGAGGGTACTAGGAAGTATCTGACACAGGCGCAGATGGAAAATAACGCTGTAGAGTTTAACGCTTATTTTACTGGAAAATACACACTTGAAAGTATATGTGGTATGCTCGGAAATGTTCAGAGAGAAAGCACCTTAAACCCAGGACTAAAAGAAACAGTAAATGTATCTAGTGGGTGGGGGCTAATTCAGTGGACGCCATCCTCAAACCTCACTGACTACGCAGGCGCTCAAGGTAAGGATTGGAAAGATGGCAACTTACAGTGTCAGCTTATTAATGCCGAAGTACTTGAAGGCTATGGCGGTCAGTGGATACCGACTCAAAGGTATCCATACACAGGAAAACAATTTTCACAACTTAAGGATGTTGAGGAAGCGGTCAAAGCTTACTGTTTTGAAAGAGAACGCGCAGGCGTTGTAGCTCTCGATGAAAGAATAGAGAACGGCAAGAATTGGTTTGAATATTTAAGTGGCACACCACCTACACCTCCACCTACACCTCCACCTACACCTTCAACAAAAAGGCACTTACCTATTTATATGATGTTACGCAGACGATTATAAGGAAGGAGAATGATAATGGCTAAATTATCAAAAGACGAATTAATCGAAAAAATAAAAAAATATGTTGGTGATAGAACGGATGACGAAACAATTGAGATTATTGAGGATATATCCGACTCAATCGACTCGTCCGATGCTGACGAGTGGAAACAGAAATACAAGGAAAATGACAAAATGTGGAGAGACAAATATATTTCACGTTTTCTTGAAAAAAAGGAAGATGAACTAGACACATCGGCAGAACACGAGGAAGAGAAAGAGTACAACTCTTTCGAGGATTTATTTGAAGAGGAGGAAGACTAATGGCTAGAATAATTGCTAAAACGAAACTTGATGCACGCTCAATTGATATTCTTAATGTTATCAGAAATAATGCGTCATATGCTTATCAAAAAGATATACCAAAAATAGAGAAGGAGCAGGACATTCCAAAGGTTGGAGAAATCCTTTTCGGAAATCCGACACATTCCAACGAATTTATCAACGCTTTAATTAATAGAATTGCGTTGGTGCGTATGCAGAGTGCAACTTTTAACAACCCTTATAAGCACCTCAAGAAGGGCTATCTCGAATTCGGTGAAACTGTAGAAGATATTTTTGTTGGTATTATCAATGCTGTAAAATATGATGCCGAGAAGGGTGCTAGTAGGGAGTTTAAACGTACTCTTCCTAATGTTCAGTCAGTCTTTCACACGACTAATTGGAGGGTAATGTACCCAATTACTATAGAGAAACAGGCTTTAAAACGAGCGTTTACATCCGCTGACGGCGTAACTAATCTTATTACATCAATTATTGACCAGGTTTATCAGTCAGCTGAATATGACGAATACTTACTTTTCAAGTATCTGCTCATTAAAGCAATTTCTCACGGTAAAGTATATCCACAGCCGATTGATACTACTGACATGGATAGTGTGGCCGTAGCTTTTAGGGGGAAATCAAATTTACTTCCTATTGATATGACAGGTAGATTTAATGAAACTCATGTACAGAACAACACACCTATTGATAAACAGTGTATTTTTATGGACGCTGATTTTAATGCTAAATTTGATGTTAAAGTACTTGCTAGCGCTTTTAATATGGATAAAGCAACATTCATAGGAAAACTTCATTTAATTGATGATTTTGCGTCATTCGATAATGAAAGATTTGAAGCCATTAGAGAAGAATCCTCAGGTCTTGAAGAAGTGACAGCAGAAGAGCTTGCACTTATGAAAAAGGTTAAGGGAGTTTTAGTTGATGAGGAATGGTTTCAAGTTTATGATAACTTATTTGAATTTGACGAAACACGTGTAGGCAGTGGCTTATATTGGAATTATTGGTTACATTGTTGGAAAACTATTTCTTACTCCCCTTTTGCTAATGCAATCGTTTTTGTTGACAAAGGTGCTACAATTGCCATGCCTACATCAATTACTGTTGAAATCACAGGAAAAGATGTATCTGAGGTTGGTACTATCTTTACACTTAATGTGCAGGATGACAAAGCTACACTTGCACCTAATTCAGTTAATTTTGTACAGACCGAAGCTCTTACAACAGAGGGTATTGCCGTGCAGAAATATGGTGCTATTGTAATTCCATCAACAAAATCAGAATCAACAATTACTCTTGTAGCTGATTTAGATGGAACAACCTACAGAGGCGCTACACCAATCACAGGAGCTAGCGCTGTAGGTAATAAAGTCGAATTAGAAAAGGATGTTGATAAATGTATATAGTACCAGATAGTGAGGTGTACATGCTGAGTGGAATACCACTTTCCACTCAGCAGAAACACACAATTTATTTTTCAGATAAGAAAACACAGGAAAATTATTTTATTAGTAAAGCCAAAAAACATTTTGCTAAGGTAACTTACAACAGAGTTAATAAGGGTAAATGTCGTTTACAAGCTACAGCAGATAGCTTATATGACTGTAATTATATGATGTTTCAAAACTCAGCGTTTAGCACTCGTTGGTTTTACGCTTTTGTGACAGGAATTGAGTATATCAACAATGTAACCGCGGAGATAACCTTTCAAATTGATGTTTTGCAGACTTACTGGTTTGACATCGAAAGAAAAGAATGTTTTGTTGAAAGAGAACATTCAGTTAGCGATAAAATTGGTGAGCATATCTTACCTGAAAATGTCGAGTGTGGCGAATATGTTTACAACGGTGTCGCTCAGTTAATCGGACTAGGTTCTTTAAGTACTTGTACCATGGTACTACTTGCCACATCAGGGGGGTATCTATACGATGGTGTTTATAGTGGCTATCAAATAAAAGCCTTTGCTAACACAGAAACGGGTAGTAATAATCTCACTAATTTTTTAAATCAGTACTTAACTACTCCTGAAAATATATTAGCTCTTTACACATGTCCTACAGATATACTACCTGTTAATGTTACGGACGAAGGGGTTAATATCACATTTACGGGGAACACCAACCCAATAAATGTTACTGGTGTACCAATTAGTAATACTGACACAATAAATGGCTACACACCGCGAAACAAGAAACTATATACTTATCCATTCAATTTTAATGAAGTAAGAAATAATTGCGGCCAAACATTAATCCAACGCTATGAATTCTCAGAAAATCTTACACCATATTATAACATAGTTGGTAACATGACAATGCCAGTACAAGAAGTGCTAAGACTTGACCGATACAAGTCCACAGAAACCAGAGGCACAGGCAGAATGGATATGACAGAAACTATCACACTTGACAGCTTCCCTTTATGTTCGTGGAATGTAGACGCATTTAACGCGTGGGTTGCTCAAAATGCTGTACCAATTACAATCAACGCTATTCCGTCCACCGTTCAAACTGCTATGGGAATGATTACTGGACAGTCAAGTAACTCAGCACTGGGTAGTGTGCAAAATATATTAACAAGTGCTTATACAGCGAGTATCTCCGCTAATGATGTAAAGGGTAATTATGCAACTAATAATGCACTATTCGGTAAAGGACAAGTGTGTTTTGAAGCTCAACGAAAGTCTATCACTGCTGAGTATGCAAAGGCGATAGATAAGTATTTTGATGTGTTTGGCTATGCCTGTCATACAACTAAAATACCTAATGTGTCAAGTAGACCACATTGGAATTATACAAAAACTGTTGATTGTACAATAGTAGGGGGAGCGCCTAGCGATGATATAGCCTTGATTGAAAGTTATTTTAACAGAGGGATAACGTTTTGGAAACATCCTAATGAGGTTGGTAATTATTCGCTTGATAATTCAGTTTAGAAAGGAGGAAGATAAAAATGAGCAAAGCAAGAAAAGAAAAACGAGCTAAAAAGCGCACTTCATTTAGTGACAGCGTTTTTTATCAGCTTTACACTTTTGACCAATACTTAGATTTATTTACAGAAATAGCAATTAGCTCGTTTGAATGGACTGGGCTTCCTAGCACTGTAGATGCACGATTTATTGAAGTTGGACTGTATGAGAATAAAGCTATGCTGTATTTTAACGATGAAGTCATGGGAAATCTATGCTTGAGAAGTGTACTTGGCGGTCAGCTTGATGTTTACAATATACCACTAGATAGACGAGCGTATGCTTCTAATGGCTATCAACGTGTGTGCGGAAGAAGTGATAGTGTTATTATATGGGATAATATGTCTCATTGGTGCTGTAAAGATAAGATGGAAATATACGCTAAGAGACTAGCCGAACTTGACGCAAGTATTGATATTAACTGTAAAGCTCAAAGAACACCGATTTTGATTAAAGGCAGCGAACAACAACAATTAGCTCTACAAAATGCATATATGGAGTATGATGGCAATCAACCTGTTATTTTTGCTAGTAATGATTTCATGGAGGGAGACGGTGGCTCGTTTGGTGTGTTCACAACAGGCGCGCCCTTTGTCGCTGATAAGCTATATGAGTTAAAGGTTAATCTATGGAATGAAGCTCTTACCTACTTAGGTATAACAAATATCAGTATCCAGAAAAAAGAGCGAATGATTAAGGACGAAGTGCAAAGACTACAAGGTGGTGTAATGGCTAACAGATATTCGAGAGAATTTGCAAGGCAACAAGCGTGTGAACAGATTAACAGAATGTTCGATACTCAGATAAGCTGTCACTTCCGTGATGTATTCAACCAAAATGAGGGCAGGAAGGAGGATGACGATGAGTAAATATACAACACAAGTTAGGTTTATATGTGAAACAAGTGCAAAGCTTACAGAGTCGCGAGGGTTTAATGACATTGAAGATATACTGGATAAGTCTTGGAACAAGATTTTTAGCGACTTTCCTATTTTTGATGAAGAATACAGGGCAGAACTTTGTAAGAAGATTTTAAGACATTACTACACAAGAGAGATATGTTGCGAAACTGTAGGAAGGTGGAGACTGTTTCTAAGTGATAAAATGAAGAACATCATGCCTTATTACAATCAACTTTATCAGAGCGAATTGCTAAAGATTGAACCGTTAGTGAGTGTAAATAGAAATGTTTCGCATGAGGGCAGTGGAAGCGAAACCAAAACCACTAACAGAAATGGAACTAATAGTAGCAGTTCGAGAACTGATGGAAGTACTGATACATGGAGCTATTACAGTGATACACCACAGGGCAATATTGACGGGCTTGATACTAACGAATATTTAACAAACGCCACGCACAATGTAGGTACAGATGGTACTAGTAGTACGCTCAACGGAACAACTAGCGATAATGAGACAGGAACAGGAAATAGAAGCGACAGCTATGTTGACAAAGTTTTAGGTTATGAGGGTAATCAATCAGAAATGTTACTAAAGTTTAGGGAAACGTTTTTAAATATTGACATGATGATTATTGACGAGCTTAAAGATTTATTTTTTACTCTATGGTAAAGAGAAAGTGAGGTAAATATGAACGATTTAAAACCTATTATATTTTGGTGTCAAAAGGTGCTCCCTTTAGTCTATGACGATAGCTTAAGTTATTATGAATTTCTTTGTAAAGTATGTGATAAAGTAAATGAAATAATATCAGCACAAAATAATACGAATAATGAGCTATCAAATCTAAGCGCTAATTTAAAATCCATTATAAATGACATTTTAAATGAGTGGCTTAATAATGGTAAATTTGCTGAAATATTAAATGAAACATTAGCTGATTTTTGGGTAAACCCATTATGGTTCGGTGCGAAATTTGATGGTGTTACAGATGACAGCGAAGCAATACAAAAAGCTTTTAACGCAGGAAATACTAAATTTCCAAAAAACAAAAATACTTATGTCGGTAGTATAATTAAAATTCCGTCAAATAGAATTATAGATTTAAATTGGTGTAATTTAACCGGTTTAAATGACTTTCCAATGTTTCAAATTTCAGAGCTAGAGGCTGAAAACCCTGTCACATATATAACAGTTAAAAATGGATTTATTAATCTTGAATTAAGTGGCTCATTTTTATTATGTTATAATGCTTATAATGTAACTTTTGATAACATTAGAATTAATCGCGTACATTCTTCTATGTACGGATTTAAAGTGGTGAATGGATTTAACATTTATTTTAAAAATGTATGGGTAAATGGGAAAAGCAGCGATGACAAGACAATTAGTGGTAATCACGCTAAAGGTATTATTTGCGAAATAAACGACAAGGCAACAATAACTGGTATTACTAGCGTTACTAATATACATTTTGAGGATTGCTTAATCCAAACTCTTGAATATGGTATATGGTATACTAGAAGCGGTACTAGTGGTGCGTGGGATACAACAAAAATGGATAATATGGGTTTTTCAAAGTGCGACTATGCCTTAGCTATTGATAATGTAAATGCTAACAATGTTTTGATAGATACTCTAAGAACTGAATATTGTGGGACAGCAATTTTAAATAAAGCACAGTTAGTTGTAAACTCATGGTACGCTTGGGACTGTAATAATTGCATTGAAAACTATGGTTATTTAAAATTAGCAGACACATGCTCTTTTAAAAGTAGTGGCACAAACCCACATATTTTAATAAAAGAAAATAGTGGAACTTTAGATTGTAGCGACTTAGGTAATCTTATACAATATTCCGCTTATAAAAACTTTTCAGATAATGCAACAAAAGGACTAATAATACAGGCTGACCATAGTAACAAAATTATTACAAATAGTGCTAACGAATTAAGACCTAGTTTATTTTTTATTTTTACTTATGACCAGTCAGTATATTTAGAACTTTCAAATGTAAAAGCAAATGCTGGTACAAGATTTAAAATAATTTCGTCAAATGGTTCAACGATAATGATGCCTAATGGTGCCTATCTTAAGGACAATATTGATGCGTTAGATTGCATTATGACTGAAAACGGTGTAAAAGTAAACAGTTATCAAACTGTTATACCTACAGAACTAGGAACACTTTACGACAATAACGGTGGGATACCTAACAGAATAATAGCGTATGATTTATCTAAATCTCTTGAAAGTATTTATATGCCGGCAGGGGCAATAATTATTATATACAGCTCTCAGCCTAACACACTTTTAAAAAATACTTACAAGACAATTCAAAATTGGAATGGTAATCATATAGACGTAAATAAAAACCCAATATTAGCGTTTGCGTATGAAAGAAATAAAGTGTTTATAATCAATCAACCTGCACTAACAAGTTAGTAAACTATAGTGAGAGAACAAGTACATT